TGTTTGCGCTGATAGATACAGCTCCAGCCGCATGGTGCGTAGGATTACTTGCTCCGGCGCTTATCGTTGGAGTGCGTACGACTGCACCTATTACGTGATTCGTTGCATTAGTCGCTGTACTAGCAACTACTGGGGCGCTGGACACACCCCCAGTAACGTGGTGCGTGTTATTCACCGCCGTACTACTAACTAGTGGTGTGGCTGTGACCGCGCCCTGTGCGAGCGTAGGTACAGCATACGTTGCGGTCGTTAAGTCCCATGCAGTTGATAATGAGTACTGGTATATTGTTGGTATATTCGTCCCTGTTACATACACAGTACTGCCTGTATATAATCGCGTACCGTCCGCGCTAAAACACATACCTGTTATATTAGCTGGGTCTTCTGTAAAAGCAAAATACTGCCCCGCAATAGCCGCTGCGGTAGACAGATCATTCGCTGTGCTCATAACATATAATTGCACCCCAGTATAGTTTGCCGCTAATAACCTGGTTCCTGTATTATCTACATACAGCGCTTCTATATAAGTACCTGCACTCAGTATGCTGCCAACTATAGCAGTAACGCCGCTAGACAGCACCCAAGGTGTTGTTAGTGCGTATCCTTGTACGACATTGCTCCCATTATCGTATGCGTATAAAGTGCTTCCGCTAGGCGAGGCCGCCACCCCCCGTATAGCTATAGCATTGGCCACTGGTGTGTATGCCGTATTGGCTACGAATGTAGTTAAGTCCCACGGCGTACTCATCGTTGCGTACCATACAGTAGCCGCGTTCGAATCGCCTATCTGCACTTTAGTTCCGTCCGAACTAATCCACAGATCTACTGGTGCGTCCGAGCCAATCATCGCCGCCGTGCTTACTGACTGTCCGCTATCCAGCGTAGCTGTAGACAAGTCCCACGGGGTCGTCATCGTAGATCTGACTATGACCTTATCGAGTGGGTTACTAAGCACAAACAAGTACGTACCTGTCGGATCTATGAAGATACCTGACACATATGTAAAACCCGTAGGCACATAGCTAATACCAGACATTACAAACTACTCCACGTTTACGGTATTGTAATAGTGAATGTATCGACCGTGATTTTGTCAGCTACTGCGATTACCGTTGTTGCCATCTGTATATCACCCGTACCAACAGTCGTAGTTGTCACATCTCCGTCAATACGAATATCCGATGTACTGAGTAGTCCGCCGTCAGTAGACGTTTTTAGTCGGAACCATGTAGTCGTACCTGCTGCGGCTGCCGATGCATCTGTCCACGCCGTTGTATCTTTAGATAATACACCGTTAGCAATTGCGCCAAACGCTGATACAGGCACTGCGATAGTGCTAAGTACTGTACCAACCGGGGCATCATTAGCAGACGCTGGTTGCGTACCATCTCTGAACTCCAGCACCCCGCTATCAAACGCTGTTTCGATGGCGGTCGTCCCGGACAACATATTGTTGCGTGCGCCCTCTGAAAACTTTGTATTAGACATTGTTTTCTCCTCTTACATCGCTGGAAGGGTTACGGTGAAACTTGTAATCGTCTGCACTGCACTAGCTACGATCGCTGTAGAACTCATATTGAGTTCTGCCCCCGATGTAGCGATAGCCCCATCCAAACGAGCCTTTACTGCGCTCTGCAACGTGGGATCATCAAGCGCTTCAAACAGTCGATAATATCCAGCCGTCCCAGTAGCAACTGCTGTACCAGACCATGTTTGCGCCGCCGCTTTGGAGATCGCACCAGCAACCGGTGCGTCGAAGCTAACACCGATGGCTGCACCATCAGAATATATCGTTGCGAGCAACGTGCCCGTTGCTGGGCTGTCCGCACTGGCTGGTTGGGAACCGCTGTATATATTAATAAACGACGCGGTGAATTTTGTTTTGAAGTCTGCTGAACCTAGAAGATCCTGTCGTAGACCAGTTGATAAACGTAATGCCATTGTATTGCCCTCATTTTTGAATAACTGATATTATATGGTTCTGCCCATCTTCCTGTCTAAATAACGTCGTGCCTTTAACCCCTTTAGGTATTATCACAGACGTATGTGTGAGGTTCTTTACCGTACCATCTGGCATGCCCACACAAAGCCCTTTGTGGCTCATCCATACGGGAAGTATACCAGAAACAACCCCGCCCTCTAACACCGACGCATCCATGTAGCTTCTCGTTCCGGGTACCACTCCGTATGGCGCGACAAATATCATTTGTGCTGTTTCTAGCTTATCCGTTAGTGCGACAAAATAAGTTGCCACGCTAGTCCCAACAAAGAAGCCCGTTGCTACAACACCTATCATATTAACTGTATCAGCGAAGGGCAAAAAAGATTCGCCATCAGTTATGTGCTCAGGTGCATACGCATCAGACAAGTAGATTAGCTTATCTTTGGCGTATAACATACGATTAGTTACAGTGCGATCAATAGCAGTGAATGCTGGAGGGGTTGCTTTAAACTGTGTGCGCAGCGCACGCTTTAAAAAATTAACATGTGCCTGATAGGTTGTATTGCCGGTAATATTGCGCACTGATTTAGCATAATATAAAACAGTCCCGTCCGGCCTGCTTATGTATATATTTATCTTATCAACAGCAGGGTTGCTAGATGCCACGTAAGCTATGTTTAGTCCTCCGTGCGCCTGTGCTATGTTTACCGTAGCAGCAATGCCTGCACCAGATTCAAAACCGTCTGCCCTGGCATACGTATACACAACCTGATACGCCCCTTTAGGCAATTGCCCTACACTATATTCTGTAGCACTCGGCGTTGGTGGCGGTGCAACACCAAGCGCGCGATCTACCCCATCAACTATGCACCCCGTCTGCAATCCGTTCGAATACACCAACCCGGCACTTGTTCGGAACGCACACAGTTGATTAGTTTGTATTAGATCACTGCGCATAAGCGTCATAGTGAATGTACTATCCACCGTGTACAGCTTATTTTTTTGCGTAACAATAAGCCCTTCAGCGTCGCCCCATGCAGAATCAAACGTTCCGGTTCCCGCTGCTACTTTCTGTGTGGCTCCTTTCCGACGGCGCACTTTTTGCTGCCGCGTAATATCGACATTATGCGCTTGCATTAAGCCTGAATAGCCAACCCCTACTGCCTCATTGGCTGTTGCCAACCCAGGAAATTTTTTTATTGATATGGTCGGTTTGTGCGAGTTTCTGGACATTAGAAACCACCGTATCGAACCGTTCCATTATGTGAAGAGAACAAGCGTCGTGTTGTGTCGCGTTTTACTGATAAATGAAAAGCCTCTGCCTCTGCCAGCGCACGGTCAGCCAATCCTTGCTGAAATGTATCAACATCATTCTTACTGTACGCCAGGAATTTCATATAAAAAAGCAGTCCGCGCTGGTACTCCGCTTCTACTATTTCGAACGCCGCTGTTGTCGATGTAATATCGACTAGCGGCAGTCGGTATACTGACATAACGAGTGTTTCACTAATAACAGGTATGCCAGCCAGTCGCCCTTTACTGCGCTCCATATCAGTAACTATGAACCGAGGTACGCCCGTAGCGCTCTGCCATTGGTACCCGTTACGAAAATCATACGGTGTTCCATAGGTATCGGCGGTATTGGGCTGCTCTTCCATTTGTGCAAACGTAACCGGTGTTACTTTAGAGTTATTAACTGATAGCTGCGCTGATCGTAATTTAGTTATGCGTGGGCTGAGTGTAACCCACGGATCCCCTGCTGTTATTGCTGCATTAACAATCGCTACTGTTGACGCATCAGAAAAGTAGTCCGTCTTACGAGCAAACTGTTTTTGTGCTTCGTCAAGATAGCTATCGACTTCTGCCACAGACCACAACGGGTCGTTAGCGTCAGTGTCATCAACAGCGAGCCTGAACAATGAAACTAGTTCTGCGGGGGTCATCACGTAGACCTATTTACGTTTTGTGCGTGTTTTGGTTTTAGCTTTTGTTTCAGGTTCTGCGAATGTATTACTATTCGGGTCGGCCTTAGCCGCTAACTGTTTAACCCGCTCCTGCCATATCGCATCACGCTCGTTCCGCTCCAGCTCAATACCGGTAGCCCGATAAATAGCCTTCAGTGTAGGCAGACCGTCCGCCCCAAAGGATAACCGTGCATTGCCCGCAACCAGTGCGTCCATAGCACGTGTTATTGTCTGCGCGCGTTCTTCGCCCTGCACCTCTGGTATTCGCCCTGCGTTTCGTTCCACATTTACGACAGTCTTCTTATCTAACGCTATTGCCCCACATCGCATCGCTTCGGTATGCAAAACAGGTGGTACGTGTGTTTTTACGTTCGCATCAAACCATATCTCGTAACCGAAACCTTTTACCATAAAATCACGAGACATTATAAATTTGTTGGTCGTATCTTTTTCTTCAGCCATAATAACCTCTTAAAAAGTGACCCAGTGCGTATACACCGGGTCACATTACCGAAACAACCACTATTGTTACTGGTTCTCGTTAGCTCGTGAAGTAATAATATACTGCACTTCTACATAGCCACGACCGGTAGTAGGTACTGCGCCTGCGCCCGTCCAGGTAAGATCTACCGTTGTACTCAACGCCTGCTCCACACCATCAACGACCAGTGCAGTGCGACCCAGCGCAGCTACGCTAGTAGCAGCTACGCTCGCTCCCCCACCCGATACAGCAATCGTATCCGATGTGGCAGAGTTAAATACTTCCGAAATTACCATCGAACCAGCTAGTACGATAGCCCCCACGGGCAAATCAATAGCCGGTACCGCCGTCCCGCTTACCATCTGACTGAAGTCAAACGGCTGACGTGCCGACAGTGGCCATTGCCGCCCGGTGTTTTTGTCTTTATTTGTGATAGCCATTACTGTCTACCCCCTTATGCGTTAAGAGCTACGTCGATACACAGAACACCGAAGTCTTCTGCGCTACCGGAATAGATCGAATTAAACACTGGTTTTTTCAGACCGGCGATCTTACCAACAGATATACCCTGCTGATTGTCATAGTCAAAGCCTTTTTCTTCCCAGTACGGATCGCCAATATCAGCGTATCCCATTGCTTGCGCACCGCATAACAGTATGCGAGACCCGTCAACAGCACCGGCTGCGCCCCATTTAGAACCTGCTGGAGCGTTTTTAGTGTTGTATACATGACGATATTCGTAGATAGCCAGGCCGTCAACATACACGACATTTGTACCTTTGAATAATGGGTTGCTTGCCGACCGAGGCATTGCGTCACGCCACGCTGCGTTGAACTTCGTATCTTTTTTCAGCGTAGCCAGCGTAACTGGATCCATAAATACGTTGTACATTTCTGTACCGCCTTCGCCTCGAATAGGTCGCAGATAATTATCCACGGCGTATGCCTTAGCATCCAGCAACATATCATAGGTAGGTGTATCACCATTTACCAGCGCAGTGTTTGCTGTTGTCTGGCCACCTGTATCCGCTGTGATAAGTCCCAGCGTCGCATCCATTCGAGTAATCCGACGAGTCGATGGCGCAGTAACATCTGCTGCATAATCAAGAAACGGGAAGTCCGAACCAACTCGAACCGCGCCCTTGTTTGTCATCGAATACGGTACCCCAGATAATGTAAGAAACGCTAACTGATCCATACGATCAGCAAGCCAGTATCCCAGCACATTAAGTGAGTTTGATCGGAACGTTACTACTGACCGTTGGTCGGCCATACGCCCTTCGTGACGATTAGCATGGCGCAGTTGATCCAGTTGGATCACCTGATCGTAGCTCTTCATCGCTTCTTCGTTGCCTTCTAATGTACGATCCCCTGCGGTGCCATCGCCTTCCAAATCAGCCACCAGAGTAAGAACAGCGCGTGCGCCCTTCTCGCTCTTAGTTAATTCGGTAATCTTTTGCACCATAGCGCCTGGGCCGCTACCGGTAAATTTTTCCAAGAACATCCAGTTTCGAGCTTCTTTCCAGAGGTCTTTAGACCAAATAGTAAGCTGTTCGTTGGTTAGCTTGGAGAAGTTAGTTAATGCCATGTGTATTCCCCTAAAACAGTTAAACAAAAAAGTTGTGTCTTACTTACAGCGTATCGTGCTGACCTCGGAAAGCGACCCGTTACGGAGTTACGATGTCCGGTCTGTTATCGTCACAGACAAGCGTGGTGTGTACGTGCTACATCGAGTCGCCACGTAGTCGTTTTTTAGTGTCGTCTGGCAGCGCGTCGAACTCCTTCTCAGTCATCGCTGCCACATCAGCCGCGCCTCCCTTGTCGCCTGCTGTATCGCTGTTAATCCCAGATGTGCCCATATCAGGTGCCTGTCGCCCAGCCGCATCGAGATTCTTACCTGTGTTTGTTTTACGGCTCGCTGCTGTCGGATCTTTGGGTAGTATGTATGATACCGCTTTAGCCATGGCTACCGCTGGTGGCTCGCCCTTAGCAACAAACGCTTCGTGCATATCGAGCACCTCATCGACCAGTTCCTGATTAAAGTCTTTAGAATCCTGATTAAATACCGGGTATTCCTGCTCTAACTTGTCTACTAGCGTATCCAGCGCAGCGGCTTGTTGTGCAGCCGTCCCGGCACCCGTTGCTTCATCGCGGGCTACTTGTAAGTACATATTACGCTCGTATGTACGCTGCTCCTTACTCAGGCGTACTACTGTGTCTGCGTCGCCGTCTTTTCGAGCGGCCTCAATAGTAACATCCAGCGCGTCTATCTTAGCTTCGAAGTCGAGCACTGTTTCGGGTGCGCCACCAGGCGTATCTGTTGTCTTATTTGCTTTGGCCAACTCGTCACGTAGCGTTTGCGATTCTGCTTCTGCCGCATTAGCTCGTCGCGCTGCTGAATCATAACGATGTTTAGGTATCATCGTATCGCTGGCCGGATCTGCTATGAGCTTACCGTCAGCATCAATAAGTGCGCCTTCTGTATTAACCGCTTTGCCGTCCTCATTGAGTAGCTGGCCTGCGTCATTAATTAGCAGCCCCTCCTCATTAATCAGCGCGCCGTTATCATCGAGCAGCCCACCCGATTCATTCACTACTGCGCCCGCTTCGTTAAGGAACGTACCGTCGTCTTGTTTTACTGGATCACTCATATCGCCTCTCATCCTCATTGTTTGTATGGAATTATTTAACTTGTATGGACACTACTCGTCCAGTTACTGCTCGCAGGCCGCCCATCTTATGCCTACGCCTGTACTTATTTATTCTCGCGTCGATTCTTTTGCGTATCGCTGCGCGTTGTGCAGCCGCAACAGCCGGGCTTGTTCTTACTATCGGTGGCCCCGGCGTGTTTCTGTTTCTAACCACTGCAACTCGCTGCGCTCGCATAGCCGGACTGATACCCGCTGCCGCATTTAATCTGCGCTTATGCTGCTGCATTTTTCTTATGGTATTACCCAGTAACCCCGAACCAAAAACACCCATAACTACTTGCCCCGTATATTTATATACACTATGTACCACTTTTTGCGCTTATTGTCGAATCTTTCACCGTTTTGTTGTCGTTAGCCTGCGCTGCTGTGGCTCGTTTAATAACCGAATCCGCTCTGGCTATGTCCTGTTTAAGCCTAAGTTCTCCAGCCATTTTCTCACGCTCTAATGCCAACTCACCCATTATTTTCTCGCGTTCTAGGGCCAACTCACCTTTTACTTTAGCCAGCGCAATCTGCGCATTCGCTGCATCCACAGCGTCCTGCCCACCGCCGCCGTTATTGCTACCATTGAGCTTGTCCTTCGCTTCGCCCGCTGCTTTGAACGCTCTTGCTTCAGTGTACTTCGCATCTGCTGCTTTCTGTTTTATAGCCACCTGCGCCTGCTGTACGGCCAGCTCTTTTAGCTGCATATCTAGCTGCGCTACGCGCTGGTCGTTCTGTGACTGCGGCCCTTGTCCTTGTTGGGCTTTTATTTCGTCTGCTATCTCTTTACGATTAGTCATGTGTGATACTTCGACAATAACATGATCCGGGATAGCGATACCCTCCTTGCGCATCTGTATAGCTTCTGAGAACTGCGTATCTTCCGAGCGATCTCGCGCTGGTACATCTGCAATAATTATATCATACGTTCCTATAGTCAAATCATTCAATACTGTCCCGTCTGCCTGCATCTGATTAATCGCAATGCTCTGTGTCTTATTCTGTGTTTGCCCAGTTACCCTGATTATACGACTCTCCGTATAAAACTCCTGCACAAGATCCAGAATATTACGAGCTAATAATTTTCGGCTAAACGCTAAGTTACTGAGCATCTTAGCGTTAGTTATTCCGCCCACTGCCTGCTTTGCCATAATCGCTTTGGCCGCTACATCTGCCCGATCAAACCCTCTTGACGAATCCGACACACCGCTGAGATCTTTTACGAACTCATCCGCTTTGTATGCAATCCTGTCGAGTCCCGTTGGTACCTGATTAGGGTTTATTTTCTCCAGAGGCAATGAGCCTTTCTTGCGCACCAGCACCAGCCCAGTTTCAGCCCCCCGTTGCTCCAGCTCATCGTCGTCCATATTTACTAGCTGATCTTCTTCCATCTGCCAGCCTGAGTTAGCCGTCGTGTTCACCACGTGCAGCTCCTGGCTAGTTGTTTTGTTTAGGTAGTCCTGTGGGCTGATAAGATTTTCCACCATCCCAATAGTGCGCCCTTTGTGGAATATTGGAAAGTAGGGCACCGGTGTAAAGTGCTTGTACGGGCTGATCTTATTGTGCAGCACGATGTTGTCCGCCGTCACGAGCCACTTAATCATCGGTATGTCTTTATTAAAAACACCTAGCCCATATTTGCTGGCTACCTCTACTATACGATTATGATCCCAGCTATCTGGAATTACGCGCATGTCCCCCGTCTGCATATCAACGAAGTGCTCCTTTCTAACAATCGTCTTATACTGCCGCTCAAGCACTCGTATAAATCGTCGTTGCTGATTATCACCATACCCCATACTCACGCCCGACCGAGTAAACTGCCCCCCTGCAAACGTATTACTTAACGAATCAACAGAATCTATACCGTACTCAAAATCACTACGCGCTTTAAGTTTAAGTTCTTTCGCCGCCGCACTACCATACTTATGTGATATGTCCATGGGCGAGAACCACTTCGTCGTGAAGCATTCATTCCAATCATCGGGATCATAACTACTCGCATCTGGGTCTATTACTACGTTTTTACCATTTAGCAACGATATTTTTACCTCGCCGCGTAAGTTATTGCTGAAGTCCATCCGGCAATCTAACCACCCCCGCGACGTGATAACCGCCTCGTCGAACATCGCCGCTTCTTTATGCTCCATACCATTGTTACGCAGTATGTGCATATACAACTTATCAAGTACTTCTGCCGTCTCAGGATCTGCCACATCGTCAACAGGTAAGAAGCTAATTCCCGCCCTGTTCTGTAACTGCTCGCCCATTATAGTTATTAGCGAGCTAAAGACTTTATTAATAGTTAGCACCGGTTTACCCTGCGCCAACAACTTCTGTTTCAGTGCCTGCGCCCAATGCTCACCGTAAAAATACTGCTCGCATAGCGTCGCTTTACTCGTATAATCCAGATGACCGTGGTCTCGCGCATACACATAATGTTCCCAGTTCTCTCTAGCTAACTCTACATCATCTGACATACTATGCCCCCATTGGGTCGTGGTCGTGTGGCAATATTAAACGACTTCGCCATGATTTTAACTTCTTGTTCTTTTCCTGTCTCTCTGGCGCTTTTATGTCAATAAACATCCTCGCCAGCCAGGCTAGTGCGTCTACAATATCATCATGCACCCCGCCGGGGAAGCGCAATAGCTCATGCTCCACGTCCTCCACCCACGGCTCGTCCTTCACAAAAATAACTTTGCCCTGCTGCATTCTGCCCTGTAGTGGCCCCGCCCGGTGTATCTTATCGCTAATAGGCTTTAGTGTGTTATTAAAACTTGGGAACAGCCGCTGATCCTCCATTACCTTGTTAAGATGCGGCAACATAGACATACTTAGCTGCCCCTGCTCAATACCAATTACCGGGTTGCCCTGTATCATCCGATTATACTTATCATACAACCCTAGTATCGCCTCGGCGCTCTGGTGTATATTCATCTTCGCACGCAACACCTCCAATACTACCAGTCTGTCGTAAATATCAAGACACCCCACCGCCCCCACCGTAAAGTCGTTCTGCTGCTTCTGTCCAACGGCCAAATCCCATGCCATACATATGGGGTACCTCGAAAACACTGGTCGGGGGCCATAGTGCAGCATAGTCTTAGTGAAGAACATACCTTCATCAGGTATCGGATTCTGCTGATATAACGCAGACCAGTGTCTAGGCTGTAGCGCACGTTTTATTTTCATTAAGCGTGTTTTATCGAAGCGTTTCGGGTGCAGTGCGTCCCCCTTAGCGCGTAAGAATTTAGAACTCTTATTCTCCGGTACATCGGTTACTGTTCCATTCGTGTTGAGGTACTCATCATTTGTTGCAATCGCTGGGTAGCTTATAATCTCCCACTGATCTATCTCTTCCAACATCTGTTTATAGCGCTTATCCAACTCCTCTTTAGGCATGCCCGCTGCTTCGTGCGCATCGCGTATCTCCCCTGCTTCGCGCAGCTCCTGCCGCATCTGCATAATCATCCGCCCACTGAGGTCGTCATCATGCCAACGTGTATTATGGCACACCAACCCATTGGCTAAATAACACTGCGCGTCCTCTACCTCCATATCAAACACTTCCTCACGACCGACCGGTTCTACCGATCGAACGGGTATCAGCTTATACAAACGTGGTCTATTATTATATGGCTTAACCCCTATCCTATCTACCATGGGGAGTACCGGCATCCACGTAGTACCGATGTTAAACATTCCGGGCAAGTACTCCTGTACGTTCTCTTGTATCTCCCCGAGCGTTACCCACTTCTCTACAGTCGTATCATTAAACCGTTTCATCAAGAACGGGTGGCGCTTATTCCCGCGTGTGCGTATCCCCTTTACATGTAGCTCCAGCACATCATCGACACCTTGTGATGTGTGATTAAGCACTTTGCGTATTACCAGCTCTCCTTTTTTGTACGCCATTATCATATCGTCTACTCGTATATCACGCAGTGGCTTTTGGCTGCCGTCAGCCATAGTTACTAGTGTGCTGCCGACCAAACACTGTATGACTAGCACGCCTGCATTAGGTGCCAGTCTGGTGTAGGCTGTACTACCCCACCAATCCCATGTTTTTTGGCGAAGTGCTTCTGAATCAGCCTCCTCCGCATCTTTAATAGGATCATCGACGATAAAAATATGTGCGCCTTTACCGGTAATACCGCCGCCAACACCCGCCGGTATATACCCCCCGCCTTTAGTTGTTGCCCACCCCTCTACATTCTCATTCGTCGGGTCGAGTTTAGTATTTGGAAATAATAAACGATACTGACTGCTACGCAGAAACGAACGTACCTTTCTTGAAAATGTATTAGGTAGGCTAGATCCGTAGCTTGCCGCAATTATTTCATATTCTGGAAAGTGTCCTAGCGCCCACGCAGGGAAGTTGTGCGACGCAATTAATGACTTACCTGATCGCGGTGGGAGAAATAACATCAATCTTGGATTAAGTCCTTTAGCCATAGCATCCAGGAACTTTTTCAGTCGCCTGCATACATCCTCATGCACCCAGCCTGCTTCGTAGTTTGGGTTAAATAGCTTGATGAACTCAATAAGCGACCGGCGTGCTAGTTCTCTACCTAGCAATTCTTGTTCGATTATATCCCCGGAGGGTATCAGCGCCTCTTTGCTCTGTCTAATCTTCGCTTTCTCTCGGTTTATTATGTTCCGTTTTTTATTTGCTCGCTCCCGTTGTCCTTTTATGCTGCGGCGTTTGGCCGCTTCAGACATGCTCGCTCTGTGTAATATTCGTTCTTGCTTTCTGCGCTGTAGTTGTAATTTAAGTGTTCGACTCGATCCTAACGTATATAAAGCCAGCGCTTCAAAACATATCCTGCATGTTGGCATTCTAGGCCCATAGTGCAGCTTGCTTTGAGTGTCATACCACTTCCACTGCAAGAAAGAACTTGACGGCTTTGTTTTTTTACACTCTGCGCATTTTTGGGGCATTACTGTTCATCCTCTGGTTCATCCTCTGGTTCAATGCGCTCAAATTCAGCATCTATGTAGGCGCTGTCTTTCCCTAACCGAGCTAATAGATCAGCCTCACTTAGTTGTGATATTTGTTCTAATTTCTGCTGTAGTTCGTCAGATAAGATTATTTCTTTTGTTTCTGGGGCATAATAGCCCTGCATCTTACTTATTTCCTGCAAGCCCCTAATCATAGCGCTC